GTTCCCAGACTTCTTTACCTTTTAAATCTTTTACTTTTTTTATATGGTGAATTTCGTAATTCTCACTGTCTGTGGTGCCACATAGTTCACATTTATGAGCATTTAACCGACTTTCAAAAGAATTACGGCTATGCAGAAATTTAATACCCGTATTGGGTATTATGTCTACATCCTCTGTTTTCCCTTTGCAATCGCTGTGTTTTGCTATACTTGCACATTGTTCACCTTTTTTGGTTTTATATGGTATACTCCAGCCTTTTCCACTGCGATATTGGTCAATAATTTTTGCAATTGATGTTTTATGTTTTGCAGCTAAGGTTTTCAGACAACTGTATTCCATTAAATATGAAAAATAATGTAGGTCGCAAAAGTTACTTGCAAGATTATAGTAGTTGCATATTCCTCTTAATTCTGCATTATATGTCATTAATATTTCCAAATCGGGCAGGTGCATGAGTTGCGGACGCTTACATGGTGTAAGTTTATTTCCTTTTTTGTAGATAATTCTTTTTTCAAAAAGGAATTTTTCTATTTTATCCACAATCGGAATTCTCCTTTCAATCTTGTTGTTAAGCGTTCTGACAAGCCGTCCGCTTTTTGTGCGCTTTATTTGATTACTTCGTCTTACTCTAATGTCATACCCAAGGAAACGTGCAGGTGTATTACTGTATGTAATCAATGTTTTTTCTGCACTTAATTCCATTTTTAACACATCTTTAATGTATGCGGTCAGATTGCGTTTCACTTCTTGACTGTCCTCATGATTTCCCACAATGCCGATGATAAAATCATCGGCATATCTGATATATGCCAATCTTTTATCTGTTTTGGATATGCACGGGAGTGTACGCATTCTTTTCTCTGCTGCTTGTTTCTGTTTCACCAATAAGTCTTTTTCTGTTTCGGTACATTTTGAGAGTTTTATGTTTATTTTCCTTATTTCGGATATACACTTTGAATATGCAGGGTCATATGCTCGTTCACGGGGTTTATCAAATTCCTTTTTAATATCTGCAATGTGTTTATCAAGTTCGTTCAGATAAATATTTGCTAATATTGGTGATATAATTCCGCCTTGCGGAGCTCCGCTGTATGTATTATGGTATTTCCAATCTTCCAGATATCCCGACTTTAAAAATTTATACAACAACTGTATAAATCGGGCATCCTTTATTTTCTTTGATATAACTGATACTAAGGTTTGATGGTCAATATTATCAAAGCAGCCTTTTATATCACCCTCTACGAACCACTTGACACCTGTAAAGTCATTTCTGAGTTGTTCCAAAGCTGTATGGCAACTGCGTTTAGGTCGAAACCCATGAGAATTATTGCTAAAAACAGGTTCATAAATAGCCTCTAAAATCATTCTCATAACTTCTTGTACCAATTTATCCGTAAAGCATGGTATGCTTATAGGTCGCATTTTACCATTCGCTTTTGGAATTGATATACGACGCGTAGGCTTTGGCATAAATGTATTGTCAGATAATTTTTTGATTATTTTTTCAATATATTTTTCGCTGAAGCCATCTGCCGTGTCCTCATCAATCCCTTTCGTACTCGCACCGTTATTCGCATATAATTTTTGATATGCAACATAATATATGTCCTTGCGGAGCATATACCTAAAAACTCTCGTAAACACCTCATCGTGGTGTTTCATGGAATTTTGACTAATTTTCTCTAAAATCTCTGTTGTTGGTTGCATTTGAGGTCTTCCTCCCTAATCAATTTTCGATTTTAGCACGTACAAACTGCAACCCTTCGCCTTGTGAGCGGTTTTCCCGCTTCCGTTTTTACGGCAATCCCTGTCTTTTCAAGGTTCTCCGACTACTATGGTTGCTCCGTTGCCATATCGGATATTCAGTGTCATCTCTCTCATAAGTTCGAGATTTATCACTTATTCAGCATTACACATAGGCTGATAACAGCCGTTCCGACTTAGGCAATCCTCAGTTAACGTAATTGGTAGGTAAATGTGAATTGTCGGATATGCTTTCGTTCTTTTAATACGTGTTCTCACGCTCGTTTTACAAGATGTTGATAACCCAACAGTCGGTGACTGCCACTGTTGTTTCTTGTAAGAGCAGTGTCAGATAAATTTCTGCTCCCCACCCGGGAATGGAAACTCAGAACTCACATTCAACATATGTAGTTTTATCCTCATATTCACGTTGTCATTGCAGTTCAGTCGTACCTAATTATCTTTTGGTAACTTACCGCTTTCTTGCCGTGCTATGTTCCCGTGTCGGCTTTCGCCTTTCGGTTAAGCAAGTTGACTACTCCGTTATCTTAGAGTGTAGTACCTTAATCTACTGTCAATTACGCCCTATCTGAGCGCACATCGCCACCCGGAGAATTTACAAATACTGTTAAATCACCGTCTATGCTGTCAAGCTCGGATTTAAAGAGTTTCGGCGTCACCTCATCGCCCCACCATGATTCTTCAGCAATCGGACCGTTTAAGATGAGGATGTTTTCGGTTATATCCTCATTGTCTGCTGTGTTTGTTGCCTTTTTAAAGTCCCAAAATTTATTCATTTTTTTGTCGCTCCTTTTCATTCTGTACCTTGTGATTTTGCAAAATTCCCGGCATTGGTGAGGTCTACCATGTTCCCGTTGCATAGGTATCTGTCACCGCCAAGTTCTGCCGGTATCTTGTTCATATCCTCAAGCTCACGTATATCGTTCGTACTCATCCAGCCGTTCTGTCTTGCAATCGCATATCCATTCATACGGCTTGCAAAATCTCCCCGTAACATTCCGTCAACGTTGAATTTTACAAAATATACACCTTTTTCATTCACACTCAAAAGCTTTTGACAGATACTCTGCTCAATCCTTACAAGCCACGGTCTTATGGTATTTACAATAAAATCAAGGCTTTGCTGCTCGATATTTGAAAAGCTTGATTTTTCAAGGTCTGCCACCATATGCGGAGGCACTCTGAATATCCGGCAAATCTCATTTATCTGAAACTTTCGTGTTTCAAGAAACTGTGCTTCGTTCGGCGGTATGGATATGGCTTTAAAGGTTACGCCCTCCTCCAAAACCGCCACACGGTGAGAGTTGCTTGTTCCGCCGTATACCTCATTCCAGCTTTCACGAAGCTTTCTCGGATCTTTCAAAACGCCCGGATGCTCCAAAACGCCGCTCGGATTTGCGGAATTTGCAAAAAATCTCGCACCGTATTCCTCCGCCGCAATAGAAAGACCGATTGCATTTTTAGTCATTGCAATCGGTGAATATCCAATAAGTCCGTCATATCCCAAACCCGGTATATGCAGAATATCAGTATTGCTTAAAGTATGCCGCTGTCCTTTGGTATCTGTATAAATGTAATATATTTCTCCCGTAATATCCGAACGGTAAACCTCCATCTTATCCGGCAGCAGAGGATACAGTTCAATGATCTCGCCTTTGCCGTTTCGGATAATCTGAGCATATGCATTTCCCCATAACAAAAGATGACTGACAATTGTTTCTCTGAAAACAAAAGCAGTCATCTCATGATTTGGTTCATCGTGTAAAAGATAGTAGAGCGGATGCGTGCAGTCTTTTTCTTTTCCGTTATCCGTGTATTTGTATAGATGCAGCGGCAGACTGGCTATGGTTTCGGCAATGATACGGACGCAGGCATACACCGCTGTCTGCTGCAATGCCGTCCGTTCAGTCACAGCCTTGCCCGACCATGACCTGCCGATATGAAACCAGCTTGTTCCGACAGAGGCATTGCGCGGTTTATCCCGTGATTTAAAGAATGATTTAAAGATATTCATGGTGTATCCCTCCTCAAATTACCAAAACACCGCGTTCATCATAAACCGATGATGTGTTCACATTCATGTTGCGCACGGCTCTGTCCAATGCCATAATCGTACTGACCGCACCGTCTATTCTCTCTGTTGAGTGTTTCTTTGACGGCTTTATATTTTCAGCGGCATCGGTTTCAACGCACACATTATCAAAATTCCACCTAAGAACCGGATTCATATTATGCACAATTTTGTTTTTAAGCACAAGCGTGAATATCTCCTTTGTCGGCGGTGACATATCCTTGAAGCCTTGCCCGAACGGCACCATTGTTAAACCTTCGTCCATCAGATTTAATATGATTTGTGTTGCGTTATATCGGTCATATGCAATTTCTTTTATAACAAACTCGCTTGCAATTTCTTTAATGTCTGCCTCTATTCTGCGGTAGTCAACCACATTTCCCTGTGTTGTCCGAATATGGCCTTGTGCTTTCCACACATCATACGGAACATGGTCTCGGTTCACTCGTTTTTTAAGATTATCATCCGGTATCCAGAAATACGGAACAATAATATATTTTTCATTTTCGTTTCTCGGCGGAAACACAAGCACAAAAGCCGTTAAATCAAGTGTAGTTGAGAGGTCAAGTCCGCCATAACATTCACGTCCCTTTAAAAGTGATAAGTCCACTATCTCATTACATTCGTCCCATTTATCCATCGGCATCCAACGGGTGGACTGTTTAACCCACTGATTAAGACGCAACTGTCGGAACAGATTTTCCTCTGCCGGGTTGTCTTTGGCACTCATATATGCGTTTCGTACCTTTTCAATATCTATCGTGTACCCGAGTGACGGATTTGCTCTGTACCAGTTTTCCTCATTCGTCCAATCCTCGTCATCAGGCAGACCGTATATTGCAGGATAGAATGTGGTATCTATCTTTCTGCCCTCCAAAATATCCACCGCTTTTTGGTGTTGTTCAAAGCATATGCTGTTTCTGTCTGTTCCGGCTGTAGTTATAAGGAAAAACAGCGGCTGCATTCTTGCATCACCGGAGCCTTTTGTCATAACATCAAATAAATCGCGATTCGGTTGTGCATGAAGTTCATCGAAAATCACACCGTGAATATTTAAACC